TGTAATACTCCCCTTCTTTCTCTGGGAAGATGTGACGGGCATAGAGATACTTAAAAGCATCGCTAATAAGGGGATTATCTATATCAGAAGAAGGTGTAAGGGGCTCAAACCACTCATGGTTATCAATATCCAAATCCCAGATCATATCATCTTCTGGGCGAGGCTCATACACCTCATCATTCTCTAGGGTTTTAAAGACAAACCTAGACCATGCTGCTCTGGGAGAAACATTCTCAAGGAATGCGTAGAGTTGGATGAAGTTACCCTTCTTACCAGTCTTGAAGCATTGCCAGAGACCATTATAAATATTAATGCTGAAGTGCCTCTTGTAATCATTCTGGAGATAAGGGGAAGCACAGACCCATTCTCTTCCACCAGATTGCCACCTACCTTCAGGAAGATGCTCTTCAACATAATCCTGAATGTATTCGCTACTTACTACTGCGTCGAGGTTTTTTTGTTGCATTGCTTAATCTCTCTTCTACTAGTTGGGCTGGGTTAAATACGGGACACAGGGACTTAAAACCACACCAGTTACAATACTGGTTCTCAGAGGGTAATAAATCAACTTTCTTCGCTTTCTTTATGTTCCAGGCATCCTCTACGATCCGCTTGTTATGTTTGATAAGGGCAGCAGGGGTGTACTGTACAGTAACCATGTTGTCCGTAAGAGGATAATAGTGAGCAAAGGTGATTTTATCAACAGGAATGTCATATGTTTTATGGGCAGCATACACATAGCTCATACCTTGAGGATCATCAAATAGCTCAAATTTACTCTTCTCACGCTTGCCAGTCTTGTAATCTATCACTAACAGGCCACCTTCCTTGCCTTTGATGATTCTGTCCACAAAACCCACTTGTTCAACACAACCAAGGTCTTGCTTGTAAGATAGCTCAACCTGCCCCTTTTCTGGGAAAGAGGCATTCAAACGAAGGAAATTCTTCAAGCAGGTATCTATCTTAGGTTCGTAGGCTTTACCGAATTTGTAGGTCTCCCGTAGATTCTGGGCGATTCCCTGTAATTGCTCCAAAGTAGAGCAGTCTACTCCTTCTTCAAAGATCTGGTGTATATACGACCCAAACTGGAGAGCATCCTTGTTTCCTGGATCAGTCTCCTCTAGGTAGTCTACATAGCGATAACGATACTTCAGTCTACACAGTCTCCATAAATCTCTTTTAGTATTACTTATTTGGTTACAGAACATTATAAATCCTCAATAAAACCAGTAACTATTGGTTGGTACGCTTCTATATCTATAGACTCTAGAAAATTAATTACTTGATCTTTAGAGTAATTACATTTAGAAGTAAGGAAGGTATACAAAGTAGATAGCTTTAAACATCGTCTATCTGCTAGACATTTTAATAGTCTAGCCTGAAATAGCTTAATGAATTTAACACTGTATTTATCTTTCCATCTCTTAATGAACTCATTACTCAAGGTAAAGTCTAGTAATTCTGTATATTCAAACAGTAATTGGTTAATATCTTCAGTGCTATCATTGTATATCATGCATCCATCCTTAATTTACTATATACTAGGGGGCTAATCACCATATGGCAATTTTTTTACGGAAATTTTTACAAAAAATAAAGGCGGCTGTACAAGAGTTAACAGGCTCTGAGGCAGTTTCTGAAGGAACCCATAAATCTCTTGTCTCCTACTCTACTATATTACCAGGGGATATCCTATTTTTTAAATACAAGTCCAAGAAATTTGGCATAAAAGACCATTTTGTTATGGTGGTAGCTAATAAGAGAGGAAAATCAGGTATATTTACGCACAAGGGAAAAAGATACCTTTCCGCAGTTAAACTAAATAACATATGGGTAAAAACTGCCATGACGATAGCTAAGGTTTACCAGAATAGGAAGATTTCTTACAGCAACACTGTTAAAAAAGGATTAATTAGTCTAGTGGGTAAAAATAATTATAGAACTTATATACTTGGACAGATGTACAGCACCTTCGAAGTAAATAAAGCACCTGAGAAGAAAGAGGTAAAGGCATAAGCTATGGCTAAAGCAAAAACTATTAATGATGTTGTAGAGGCTATAGAGGCTCTTAATGTAAATCTTGGTCAACTGCTTAGTGTGGAGCAGAGAGAGGAGAGAACGGGTGGTATAGCTGGCAGACAAAGAGAAACTATCCTTGACAAACTGAGAATCGACGGCGATGGAATTATAACTGGACTCACTAACTTTGCTATTAATAGATCCGTTTGGGGATTAAAAGTAATCGCTGAGATAGATCAAATGCAGGTACAGGCAGTATCTTCTGGCAGAAGTATACTAGGTGTTATAGCGGAACTAAAAGGTCAAAAGGTTGGTTTTATAGGTGGACTTCGTGATAATGCTATGATGCAAATAACCGCATTTACACATGGATTCAATTTACAAGATATTGCTTTAAGAGAGCAACTAACTGTATTAGATAAGGCTGGGCAGCAGGGTGGACAATTGCTTCAATACACTAATAGTTTATTAAGGCAAGGTATTCCAAGAGATGTAGCTCACGATATGTTAAAGAATCTTGCTAGGATAACACTTACTAATACTCAATCAGCAGAGACTTTAGTTAAGATGTTAAATGTTATGGCTGGAGTAACCCCAGCGTTAACTCAACTAGGTTTTGGGGCTGCCCCACAAGATGTATTAGCTGAGTTATCTAGGAATCTTCCTGGGCCTCAAGCAGTTGATTTGGCTAACACATTTAAAGATATTATGACTGCTAACCTAGGTGGAGAGACAAATCAATGGTTACTTGCTGGTGGTGAAGCCCGAGCAGAAGAACTTAAAACTATATTGCTTAATATAGAAAAAACAGGGAAAGCTACCCCAAACCAATTAGAACAAGTTGCTTCTATATTAGAGAGATATGCTAAAGATTCATTAAAGATACAAACTGATCTTGGTGTTGGGTTAGCTGGTAAACAAGAAGAAATGATGCCTCTTCTTCTTAAGACTCTAATTGAAAATAATCAATTTGCTGATCAGCAAACTATGGCTAGATATCTGGGGACTTTGGCTGCTGTATCGGACAGGGATGCCCTATTTTCACAAAGGCGCGTAGATAAAGAATCTCATATATTTACTGTAGACCAATCCTCAAAAATGCTAAGAGAAAGTATTGTTCATATAGGAGATTTATTTAGGGAGCTTGGACTTAGAACTTTAGGAGATGCTAGAGATGAGATTCCTAGCTGGTTTAGTCCTCTTTTTAATAGATTAGATAATGTAAATGAGGAGATTAGAAGAAGTGGAGACTTATCCCCAGAAATGCTCGATAGATATAATTTAAACCCACAAAATGAGATAGATCTTTTTAAAATGCTCTTGATGGGTGGTCAGGGACCCGATTTACCAGAGGAAGAAGATGACGATCCTGTAACTGGGACAACACAAGAAGAACAAGCAGCAACTCTAACTAGTATAGATCTTTCTATGGGAATGCTTTTAGGTTTAGTTGGGGCAGGAGCCCTTTGGACTCCACTTAGTGAAGATCAAGACCATTAATTATTATGAGTAAAATAACAAGAGTAGACCCACATTTAGGAGACCCCAATTGGGTAGGAAAATTATCTTTACGGTATTTTGATAAGGAGAATGTATATACAAAAATAATACCCTTCTTTGAGAACCCAATCATTAAGGAGAGTCAGACTCCTAGATACGCTAATTATGCCCCTATAGGAAGATCTTCCAACTTGTTTGGATATCTTGGTGCTGACTCTAGGAAGTTTGAGGTAACTTTTAATTTAACCCTCCCACATATGACCCATTTAGGCTATGACAGTATCCATGTCTTCACTACTGCTGTCACACCTGAGCAGATGAAAGGGGAAATTTTAAATGGTGCCCAGAAAGGCGCAGCGGGTGGGATGTTTGGTGCTGCTATGGGGGCTATGGCTGGTGCTGCTGTTGCAGCCGTAAAGGCATCTGCTCCAGCAGCAGAAAAGATCTCTGGTGGAGGAGGAGTGGCTAAGGAATTAGACGATCAATATATAGAAACTTTATTAGAGGATGAGGCAGGGCTTAACAGTTTTTTAAGTTTAAGATCTCCTATTTATAATCCTAGTTCCCCAGGAGCCCAAGATAGAAGACGAATAATAAATATGGTAGCTAGTATAGTTGCTGCTATAAGATCTACAGTAATTAACAATACACAAAATACTAGATTTGGTCCACCTATGGTTAGATTAGATTGGGGTATTTTGTATAGGGATGTTCCTTGTGTATGCAAGGGATATAATATTGTTGCTGTGGAGAAGGGGGGATTTGATAAACGAACTTTACTACCTAGGATGCTTAAAGTTACTATGGCATTAGAAGAGGCTAGGAATCTGTCTAATGCAGAATCTAGTATGGATGGGGATGGATTAGTTGGGTGGGAAATTCTTTTGGGGTCTGATTCTATTCCAGGATTAACAATGGACCCAGGAAACTTTAAGACAGCAGAGGTTGCGGCAGCTAAAAAAGTTGGAAGAGGAATCGTTAGGGATATGGCAGGTAAATCGGGAAGGGGAAAACATAATGAGTAAACAATATCCATCAAGATATGATTATGGGTCGAAGACTATAAGGCATAAGAATAAAAACATAAGAACTTCTATAAATACTTCATTTATGGATAATTTTGGAGATAGAGTCCAGGAAGGTAATTACAATGTTGGTGAGGTAAAATCATTTATTGAGCATAGGCCAGATACTATATCTAATATATTTTATAGCACTACCTCTTTTTGGTGGTATGTTATGATGTATAATAATATACATGATCCTTTCGAGAGACTTAACCCATCAGATAATATTCTAATACCTACCATAAATGACATTTTCTAACAGAGCAGTTCAGGCAGCTAGTGTATTGATTTCTAGCAATTTAGACTCCATAGAAACTTTTCTTTCGGGTGGTGAGGTGGAGGAGGATGTTGTATTCGTAGGAACAGAAAATTCTAATTTAATAAATTTAGAGCATGCTGCGGATAGTAAATCTTTCTTATTTAAATTACAATTTGTTGATTCTGGTGGGGATGCTATACAAAAATTATTTCCTTTAAGTCTTCCTACAATACTAAGGAAAAGGGAGGAGAATACTCCTGAAGGTCAGTTTTATATAACATACGGAATGGGGACAGACAGAACGCATTGGTGTGGTCCTCTTACTTTATTCATATCGGGTGCTACTTATGATGTTAAACCTACTGGGCTTGATATTACCACATTAGAATTTTCACCTTCCCAATTTTTAGCTTCTAGAAAGGATTATAAAAGGAAAAAATTGGGAGATTCCAAAAGTCCATTAGTGCAGGAGACTGATGATACAGCAGAAAGTTCTATTATAGCAAAATATATTCATGTTAATATAGGAACTCATGACTCTAAAAACTTGGTAGATAAAATACTTACTCCTGAAAGTTTGGTTAACGCAATTTCAGAATTAGTAAAAGGGACATCACAGGCATTCACTAATTTACAAACCATAGTTTCTTTACCAAAAGATGATATGGTTGTTTATTTCGATTCTATGATACTTGATCGTACTCCGAGGTCTGATGATGGTGGATTTATGTACCTCACAGACATAGTTTTGGATCCAGGGATAGCGGCTGAACACGCTACTAATCATATATACCAATCAGACGAAGGGATAGTACTTGTAGATTATAGAGATGCTTCTCGTATTACCCCTATTAGAGAACATCTAAAAGAATTGGGAATAGAATATTTATACAAAAAGCAAGAAAAATCTAGAGCTAAACTTGCTTTAGAACGAAAACAAACTAAAGAATTAGAGGAAAGTTACCCCGTACCACCACCAGGAACTTCTATCCCAGAAGGTTACGACATGAGAGACTATATTGCTCCTCCAGATAGATTACTAAATGATCAATTTATTGAAGATATTTATATAACTTTTGATGAGCTTTATAAAACAGGACAGAGAAGTTTTAAGTTGGGGGCTTTAGCTAGAATATTTTCTACTTTACGACGAAGCTCTAGTAACTCATCTGAATCTCCACAACTAGAATTACTATATAGAGTCGAAACTAATGTTGATATATTAAGAGTATGGAAAGAGCAGGGGCATATAAAATTTATAGCTCCTACATTCCTTATAGGAGATAAAATTACTATAAACGAAGACTTTTATGGTGATATACCAAAAAATGAGGAGGCAGCTAGAAGTTCTGGGTCTGCCGAAAAACTATCCTCTTCGGCAAAAAAGAAAGTACAGTCCACAGTAAATAAGAATAGCACGGTAGAAGATGATTACGCCTTAGAGGAAGAAGATAAGGAGCTTGAAATAAGCCATATTTTTGAGTCAGGAAAAGACATCTTATCTTTTAAAGGGGAGGCTGCTATGCCAGCCCTAGCATTCTTGGCCCCCGATATACAGTTTCTAAATAATACAAAATTAACTCGACAAGAAATTGTAGACTATTTAGAAAACAAACTTTCTGATATTTTAGAGAGAGATCCTTTTGAGTCTAATACGGCTGATAGATTAGAGTATCATAATATGGCTAAATTAGCAGAGACAATATATGATGATTATTTTACAAAAGATGATAGCTCCTCAGAACTTAATATTAGAGCGGCTTCTGATTTGGGTGGATTATTAAGCTTTGCTCACATGTATACTAAATTATTGGTCATGGGTGGAGTATCAGCTAAAATACAATCTACTCCTAAATTTGAATACTCTACTGGATATGATTTAACTAGAACTGTGGGGGTTAAGCTTAGAAAAAACCCTTCCTTGTATGATAAATTATCAATATCTAATTACAATAGCTATTGGTCTGGTTATTATAGGATACTAGGATATTCTCATAAGATATCCAATGATTTTGCTCAGAGTACCTTTGAGATACAAAAAATTTATTTTGGGGACGATGTAACTAAATCCTCTCTAGAGGACGATGTAACTTTTGATGCTAAACCAAAAGATGTAACTTCCCCTCCAGCCAGAATGAAAGATCTTCCTACGATGCCAAAAGTTCAAGAGGCTTGGTATGGTAAAGGATGGAATGATTAAATGACTCAAACCAAATTTGCAACAGTAACAAAAACAGTTGATCTCTCTAAAAAAGGTATTTTCCAAGCTCAGTTGGATTATAACAAAGAGAGTATTCAAGTTATTTATGTTACTCCCTTTGCCTCCCACCCCGTAAATTCTAATTACTATAGGTATACTGGGTTTACAGCCATACCAACTCTTGGAACTAGAATACTAGTTAATAAGTTTGAGGAAGGAAATTACTGGTATTATGCAGGTGCCCCGACATACAAAGAAGGGGGTAATTTTTTAACTGTCCCTGGGGGAACTGCTGGTGGTAGTGTCATAGTAAATCTTTTTGAGAGGGTTTTATTAAGTAGTAGGTTAGACAAACTTATTAGCTCTCCAGAGAACTTTGGTGTGTATTCACATAATTTGTACCCTGAAAAATATGGGTTAAAAAGTCCAGAGGGGGGAGAGCTTGTAATAAGTGATTCCCATAATAAAAAAGAACGAAACTTATTTACTGCAATAATTAGTAAGACTCAGAAGAAGATAGGGGGGTACGATTCTGAAGGAACCATGCTAATGAAAAATGAGCATGGGGACGGTATCCAGATAACCTCAGAGTATTATAAAGGGATTCATGGTGTTAGAAGTACCAGGATGGAGTGCGATGGTAACCTAGTTAACAAAAGCCATAATGGGGAGATGTTACATAAAGTATGCTCTGGTGGAAGAAGACTCCAAATAGTTAATCATGCTGAAAAAGATTATAATAAAGGTAATGTATCCACAGATAATGATGTTGGGTCAGTTAATATCCTAAGTAAGCATAATGATATTACTATAAAAGTTACTGAGAAAAGGGTAGCTGAGGGAAGGAGGATATTTATAGACGCTAGTGAATCTACTGGCCTAATATCCATAAAAGCTGGTGGTAATGGAGTAGAAATTTTCAGTGCGGGACCCATAGATATTAATACCACTGGAGATTTCAACGTAAATGCTGGTGGGAACATAAATATGAAGGGTAATAATATTCATTTAAACCCCAATTTCGATTTCGGTAAGACACAACCTACCAAAGATAATCAAGAGGAAGCAGAGGATTCTATATAATGGGAATAAATTTTAATCCAAATATGTTAACTGATCCCCTAGGGGGAATAGCCATGGAGTATGGAGTCCCTAGTTGTATGGTAGATCTAGCTAAAAATCTACTATCTCTACTTCCTGGGGATGTTTTAGGTGGTGTATCAAGAGGGATAGCGGAGGGCGAGAATGCTGCTAGAAATGCCATGGCTTCCATATTTGAGGATATTCATGATGCTATAGGTATACTTGAGTACGATACGCAGACAGGTAAACTTAGATTATTGAGTGATTCTTCCAGACATGGTGCAGACAGTACATTGGGGGATTCTTTAGGGGAGCTTGGAGAACTTATTGGGTTTGTAGCGGGTGCTGCTGGTGCCATTTATCAGGCTGGTCAGGATATAATGGATCAGATAGAAGCTATAGAAAACTGTTTGCAGGATTTTCATGACTGGATGGATCGTAGTGATAATAAAGGAAAATTTCAAGATGCCAATACCGCTCAACAGCAAATTGCTGGTAGTATAGGCCAGTTTAACATTTATAAATCTCAAGCAGCCGCAGCTAAAGACTTCCTAGATAGAGCAGCAATTACACAGGGAGCAATCGCTGAAATTTTTGCGGAAAGAGTACAGAATCCTGACCTCATTCCTGTATTTACAGAAGGAGATCCTCCTGTTGCACCTGAACAGCCTATATTCAGGTTAGATTTCGGTCCACCTAAGGCCAAGAGGGGACAATACCTTTTATCTGTTGATGGTCTTTACTATGATTCACAGGAAAGAGACTACGCTGGGGGATCTGAAGTACCAACAACAGATGATTTAGAGTTTGTACCCGCACAAGATAGATGGATGTTAGATCATACTCCTAATTTAGGTGGAAGGGGAACTTCTTATTCAGTTAAACAACTGAATTCTTATGTGGATACCCTTTTTGACCTAGATGTTATTGATGATTCAACATCTTTACAGAATTACTATGACGCTGATCACTTTTTACAAGTTCTTAAGACTCACAGGAACCAAGCGGTTGATTTTGTTAATAAGAATATAGTAACAATACTAAATTCTGGCTACAAGAAAGATTCTGCTATCTATGTAAACTATGTTCAGCAATTAAAATCAGAGAACAGTTTATTTCTTAATAAAATTAATAAAAGAAAGAAGCAGATTGAAGTAGCGGTTAAAGCTCCCGATCTATTTGGTTCCTCTGATGTATTTTCCGTAGGAAATGTACCTATTAATGATTTTTCATATCTAAGTTCTATTAACTTGGATGTGGAGATGGACAAGCAAAGAAATTTGGTGTTTGATCATGGTGAAGTTAGTGGTGTTGTCCTTCCTATTAAGCCATTATTCGCTAGATCAGATGGATCTATGCAGAAAGTCGTACTTACTCCATTGGAGGTGGCAGAGCAGGGAGTTGCAAGTCTATTAGACGGAGAAGAGGTGTCTGAGACTCCATATGTACTTTCTTTAGTAAGTAATATTACTACAGATAATTTAATAGCTGTGTATAACTTTGCAGATGTTAATATACAAGTTCCAGACTCAACTACTTACAATACTTTAAATTGTACTGCGAAAGGAACAGAGAATAGAGCGCAAACTGTATCTACTAACCCAAATTACTTATTCCAGAAGGGATTAGCTATTCCATACCTAACGGGAGTAACTAGATTAACTAAAGAAAACGCTAATTACGAATTTGATGGGGAAGATTATGATACTTATCCTTATTTAGTGGGGGATGCGGGTAATTATGTGAAATTACCTGATACTCAAGACTATCAAAACCTTTTCTATAATAACTTAGGATGTTCCATAGATGTGTGGACCTATATCCCAGGATTATTCCAGGAAGAGGGTGGTTGGTGGGAACATCCTTTTTCTACAAGTGCATGGGACTTTAATTTTAGCTCTACCGAAGGTAAGTGGTGTGATGCACATTATTACAGAGTTCTTTTAGGATGTGAGAATACTGGAGGTACGATGACCCCAGTAAACCAGTCTCAAGTCTTTGTTGATAGATCTTCTGAAACTGTGCGAGGGATGCTTATGGGCTTTAGTAGAGAGCCTAGAATGTATTATGATGGAAGTGCTGTACTTCCTGGTTCAACTGATCTTAACCCAAGAGAGTTCTTTGGATGGTCTTTAAGTGGTGTAGTTGGACCCAATACTTTTAGCTACGATAAGGGTAGTGCGGGGGTGTGGGTTGTTTCTGGTGATAGTATTAATGCTATTCCTGCTGCTGTTCGTCAAGCTAGTGGAACATTTCAGGTTAGCAATGACTCCGATAAAACTATTGAGTACACTATTACGGAAGCTGGAGATGGTTATCCAGCTAGTTCTCATGATGCTTGCTGCATATTGTGGACATCTGGTGAGCGTTCGCCTTTTGGTGGTTCAATCGCGTGGCCTCCTGCTGTCCATAGCGGAACATTAGGAATATCTTACTTTGATACTGTACTGAAGAATAGAAAATTAGAGATAGGAGCAGGTTCCAGCGTGTTCTTTATAGCCCCAACTCAGTCTTATATAAGTCCGAGGGGTAGTAACGATACTTCAAGTACTGTTGGGTTTGTTAGAGACTCATTATGTCCTGTAGATGATGAGCCCATAATGAGATTTATGGTATCAACTAAGGAGATAGTGGAGGGGGTAGCTTTAAGTTCTATATCAACTAATTTTGTTAATTTACAGATTACATTTGATGTAGAAAACGATTTAATTACTTTATATGTGAATGGAGTTAAGTTTAAGACTCAAAGTATATCTTCTACCTTCGGAACCAATCCTAAGGAAGCTCCTCAAGTACCTTCCTTTATGATACCAAAAACTTATAGTACAAGTAGTTTCTACTACTCTAAAGGTACTATAAACCAGACATCTTCCACATCTCTGTTTGATAATGGACCTGATAATTATGGATTCTTTACTCCTTGGATTGTTGGGGGTGGGTGGACAGATGGGAGACCTGTGAATTTAGCAACTTCCTCAGGGGGATTCTTAGACCCTGGTGCAGGTATGATTAGTTCTTATAATGGGTATGTAGGAAGTTTAAAATTCTATCGTAAACCTCTAAATAAAACTGAGGTGATTACTAATTACAATGCTCAAAGAGTATTTTTTGAGAATATAGATGTTTAATTATGGTTCTTTACGGAAAAATAGCAAGTAACTTAGCAAGAAAAGAGGTTATAGAAGCCCCTAAGGAGAAGTTAGTTGGGCTTACTTGGCCCACAGGACTTAATCCTAAAGCACCTTACTTTACTAAAAACTCTAGTTTAGCGTTAATTCGTAGCCAAGTTATCCAGTTCCTTAGGACTTCTAAAGGGGAACGAGTAATGCTTCCAAATTTTGGAGCATCTTTAAAAGATTTTATATTTGAACCCCTTTCCAGAGACATGGCTAGTGTTATGGCTACTAGTATCATTGATGGGATAGCTTTATATGCCCCAAATATAGTTATTAGACGAATAAGATTCTTTCAAAGTGATAATTTAACAGGATTTGGTCTTCCTGGGATTAAAGTTGAGATGGATATATCTCCGCGTAACAATACAGAAATTATAAATATAAAGGTTAACATATGAGCGACCCATTTTCAAGCCAGCCTGTACCGTTTACTGATGTAGGTTCAGATTTTTTAAAGCTGGTTAATATACCAGACTCTATCAAAGATAATTATATAGATTATGAAGCTACTGATTTTGCTAGTATGCGTCAAGGTATTATAAATTATATTCAAGCTGTATATCCATTAGATTACAATAACTTCGCAGAATCGGATCTAGGCATGATGCTTATAGAGGTAGTTGCTTATATGGGAGCAGTATTATCCCTAAAAGCTGATATGTTAGCTAATGAAAATTTTATTTCTACTGCGAAAGATCGAGATAGTGTGAGGAAGTTATTTGAATTAGTGGGTGTTTCCATGAAAGGGCCTACTTCTGCTCAGGCTACTGCGGATATATCTGTAAATGGTGTTGATGAGTTGGTAGCAGATTTAACACTATCCCCATCAGAAAGAGTATTTACGGTGGTTTCTCCCGAGGATGGGGAGTCTTCTACATATACTTTGTACAAAATATCAAATGGTCAGATAGGAGACCCAGAAAGTACTGCTTCTGTTACTTATACTTCTTCTTTATTAACCTCTTCTACGGGGGTTTATTCAGAAGTGGTATTATTGGAGGGGGCATTTGCTGTAGAGAGTGGACAATTCTCTGATGTTGATGTGTTTAAATCTATTTCATTAACGGAAGCTCCTGTTATCCAGAACAGCGCACAAGTTTATATAAGTTCTCCTTCTTTACCTAAAGCAGATGGTGTGTATAAAGCAGTTGATAATTTATATCAAGCCTCTTCTATAGATGATAAAGTATTCCAAGTTATTTACTCTGATGATTACAAGGCTCGTATTATTTTTGGGGATGGAAATAATGGAGTATCCCCTCCTCCTGGGTCTGTATACACCATAACTTATAGAGTTGGTGGTGGTAGTAGAGGTAATACTCCTGACAGTTATATAAATGCTGTGGGGACTGGAACTTATAATGAGGTAGCAGACCAAGGAATACGAGTCGTTCAAATGTCTATGGCTACTGGTGGGACAGACGCAGAGACGGTGGAAAAGGCTAAAAGGTATGCTCCACTAACCTTTAGAAGGCAGGATAGGCTAGTTTCCTTGGAGGACTACACAGCGTTTGCTAATAGATTTATATCTTCTGCTGGGGCAGCAGGGAAAGGTACAGCCTCTTTGAGGAAGGCATTTAGCTCTGCTAATGTTATAGACTTATTTATTTTAGAGAGTGCAACGGATATACAACTTCAAAAGGCTTCTATATCATTTAAAAATGATTTATTGGCTGCCATAGATCTTAAAAAGATGATTACTGATGATGTAGTAGTTAACGATGGTTTAATAAGAACAGTAGACTTAATTATTACAGCTAATGTAGATAAAAGATTTGAAGGTATTGAAGGAACTATAACGCCACAAATAGCTAGAAAAGTTCAAAATTATTTCTTATCTACTAATAGAGATTTTGGCGAGCCTTTAATATTGGCTGATTTGAATAGAGAAATTTTTGAGTTGTCGGATGTAAGGTATTCAAGTATTGATAATTTGAATGATGATATACATATTGAGTTTAATGAAATAATCCAGTTAAATAACTTAGTTATAAATATTAATTTAGTGTAATGACAACAAATAGATTTTACAAAAGAAATTATAAGGATGCTTTAGATTATATTATACCTGAAGTATATTTTACTCAAGATCTTACTTTAAGTGGCACCCAACCTGACGCTATCGACAGTATTATAAATAGCCATATAAACTTTTGTATAAACCAACCTACTATACTTTCCATTTCTGCGGCAGGAACATTTTCTAGTATAAATGAAGTATCCTCTTTGTCTAGATGGTTTATCCCACAAAATAAGATTAATAATCTGACCGCTAAAGAGTTTGAGATACAGATACTACATCCTTTAGGGATATGCATGGGAGACTTAAATGGTATGCAATGTACCTACTACTCTTGTCCTGGTAATGAATGTAATACTAATTTCTCAGGAGTACCTTATACTAATATTGTTAATGTGTTTAAGGATACTTTATTCCCTAAAATTATTCTTAACTCTGGTTCATTAGAGTCTACCACAAACAGCGCATTCAGCAATAGTGCGTCAGGAACACATGAATATCTAATTAATAGATTAGGGTGGATATATTTCTTAAATACTGCTTCAGCAGGGGACGCTTCCAGCTACATAGCAAGCTCTCTAGCGGATATGTATGTATCTGGTACTAACTTTTCAGTGAAGGATGGTATTAAGGGTCTATCTTATTATGTATATAATAATTGGCCTTCTCTATCTAGTACTTATCCTGGACTTCTTCCTAGTGATTATACTTCAGGTACAACTACTTATGTAAGTGGAACCCAACCTCTAGACAGGCTTCACACTCTTATAGATGTTATCTACTCTGATCAGTATTCTAGTAAAGATGATACTTATGTTCGTGATGCTTTTAATGATTATGTAGCTAATTCCACATTACTGACTGGAAGGGAAAGGGCAGGACCATTCAGCAAATTTATAAAGGGAGTATCTTATTCTTTTTTTGATACTAGAGATGAGGTAGAGAGGCTAGAGTCTTTATATGATATAGAAAATTGTCCACCTAGACTTCTGAAGTATGTTGCTGATCTAATTGGGTGGGATCTTAAAGGAAGTAATCCAGAGGGTTGGAGAAGACAGTTACTATTTGCGACTACACTTTACAAACAAAGAGGCACCAAGAAAGGTTTATATAATGCTATAACTACGGTACTTCCTGGGGTAGAGCTTGAGGAGTCTAGTATATCAGAGTTTTATGAATCTTATATTCCTTATTTGGCTTATTATTTATTAAATACAGATAGTGCATTATTTGAATCTTTAAGTACTTGGACCCAGGAAGAAGCCTTTAAGTATACAGGTGGGGAATACGATCCTGCTAGTTTGGATAATAATGTAAGAATTGTTATTGATCATATGATGCTTAAAGCAGTGACTAGATTCCCTGAGCTATTCTATGTAAAGAACTTTAAGTTTGATTTAACTAATCCAGATTTTGTATTCTTTTATAGGGGAAGATCTTTTAGTATACCACCCTGGGAAGAAGAAAAGTTTTATATGGATTGTGAATCTACTCCTTCATTTTTACAATTCATAAAGAATGAACTTATTTGTTTAGGGGTATCCTATGAGCATGCTACTAATTTTTATAATTATGCAGCAGATAATATATCACATAAAAACTTAGATACTAGATTTTACAATAACGGGTTACTGTTTTTTACGAGTTCTATAAACTTACCTCCAAATGAGTCTACGATATTAGATAATTATAAGGTAGAGAAGTATAAATATCTTCCTTTATGGAATGCTAAATCCTCACACTTCAATGTAAGTGTATCATCAGGATCTTTTACAGACAGCTTCTTTAACTCTACAATTTACACTAAGCAAGATTTTTTCCAATCCTTATCTATAGTTGATGAATTCTCGCCAGCTAAGTCCATACCTAGAACCCATGTAGATTTACAGCAAGTAGAGACTTTAAGTGCTATTACATTTAACTGTCCTAGTGTTAGATATTTACTATATGATATATCTTTATCTGGATTCCCAGGGTCTGTGCAATCTTCTGGGGTTGATATACGAAACATTCCTTACGCTGTGGGTGGAGATTTTCCAACCCCAGATAATTCTAGTAGAGCTAGAAATGATCATACTAATCTATCCGTATACAAAAGAGATTTTATAGATAGTCCTGGAGATTTTTCTCAGTTAGCGGGTTCTTCAGTTAGTGCTGTTCCTTTAACACAAGTAGATAGAACTAATGTTAGAAGGAGAGATTTTTCTAAAACTCTTCAGAAAGGTGGATGGTACACTAGGACTGGGCGAAACATGCCTTCCTATTTCAACACTAGTTCTCAAGGTGCAGACACAGAGTTTGCTCCCCTAGGGTTTGTAAATATACTTTACAAATATAATCCTGTTATCAATCCGTATGATTTAGATGAAGTAAGTGGTTATCCGCATGAGCTTAATGTTTGGAGTCCTTGCTGGACTTTAAATTCTGACAAGGAAATGAGTGGTATTTATGCTTCCTCTACTTTTGATATAAGGGGGTCTTCTGCTTTAGTATCTTCAACCTGTGATAGTTATGTTAGAAGAGAGCGCACACCTGAGTTCCAGCGTGTACTTCATAAACTTTTAGATAAAAAATATGAAGGGGAGGCTAGAGCTATCTACGCAGAGAACAAATCTTTACTAGATACCTCTGCTTATTTAGATCCTATAGCTTCGTTAAAGAATATCCTTTGGAGTAATGGTAGTGATGATACTTCTGAAATTTATAGTTTTATTTTGGGTAATAGAAGATTTAGTAGAGACTCTATAGATGGTATGCATAAAATGTTTAAGGATTATATAGATTACTTTACTAATACTGGTATAGGTAATGGGTTATTAGACACTTATACTGATGGTGGTGCCAATATACTATCTCATGTATACGGCCCATTATTTCTCAATGGTCGGTTTACTCTTGACGGATCCGCTCTGGATGCAACCGTAAGTTCTACATTAGAGGCAACTACCATGGCTACAGAGAATCCCTTTTCTATATCTGATGTATCTTCTTTAAATAATATAACAGCTTCAAGTGTACAAGATATGCCAGTAGAGAAGACAGAGTTTAGAAATCCTTACATATTATCAGGAATGGAGTTTACGGATTTCCCTGATAGCACTTCTAAGTTTTCTTTTATTAATCTTGACGATACTAATGCTTCGGTAGATAGAGATAACTATGTTATTAACAATCCTTTAGTGGTCGTAGATACTAAGAACTCATTTCCCAGACTAAGATTTAATCTTAAGGATTATGGGGCTAACGAAAATTTCCTAATCCCAGAAAGAGATTTTAAGTTGTCAGTGAACGCGGCCATAGGAACTAAAAACTCTGATATTTTAGGTGGGGATAATATAGGAGCTTGGATACACACAGATGTAGAAGATGATTATCATGGTAATAAAGTATTTTGGAACTTTATGCCCGATGGGTCCTGGCAGAAGTTAGATGCGGCTATATTACAAACTAAAGGAGCAGTTAATTATGTTAAGCAATATTTAACTCATTCTTTGGATTATTCAGATCAGTATACTATAGTTACAGACCCATGCCCAGCGTTTACTTCGGATAAAGATGTTATTGTAAGTATGCAAGAGGAGGATTTTATTACTCGTTCTGTAGACTTTAATACTAGAAATATAAAAATTAAAGTTCCGTACTCTTACTTTAAAGCTAAGAATCAAGTACATAGAACATCTCAAAATTACATAGTTGAAGTATTTAGTTATGACAACACAGCACTGGATAAGTTTATTATCTTTGATTATGTCTCTGTAGTAGATATTCGTCAGTCTTCAAGAGATATTGTTAAGCATCCAATTACATACAATACCTATTCATTACCTAATACAGTATTAGACGATTTAACTTTCTTGGATAGTAAAGGTAATGTGTTACCAGAAGGGACAAATCTAGATTCTGATTCTAATGGAAATATATCTACCTCTTCTGGGGATAAAGTTACTACCATAGTTGCCCAATCCCCAGGGCAAATACAATCTTTGGGTATTTTATATGATCAGATGACAATACAAAATCCTTATTCCTGGGTAATTGATGATTCTTCTAATGTAGTTAGGTTTGAAGAATATCTATATGATGGGGTATTTTCGGTAGGAGCTTCAGGTACAGTGATTCCTTCATCTATAATACTAGAGGGTAAGGCTAAAGGTTCTAATGTAACTATTAGTGAAGTAGCTAGTATATCATTAGATGGAGAAGAGATACTAGCTATATTAAGAGAGTTCAATAGATTACAAACTAACTTAGGAGCTAGAGATAAAACTATAAATGCTCCTTTATATGGACCAGAAGGTGGAAGTAGAATAAATTATAGAGTTGCTCCTATTTGGGCACAAAATGGTGGGGTAACACAGTTTGAATCAGGTAACTCCAGACAATACTCTGATATAACGGTAGAAAACTAATGAAAGGCATAGTAGAAATTTACGGAACTACAGAAGAGGGAAGAAAGGATCTTCTTTATTCTGATGATAATATGACAACAGTTGGGTTCTCTGAGAATATAGTTGATATGTTAACTACTCCGTCTTCTATACAGTACCCTACCGAATTCAACAGCGCAGCTTTAGATTCTTCTAATTATACTATACAAGCATTTTCTATGTCTAAAGGGAAGGATCAGTTTAAAACTAATCAACACGCTTACTCCACTGACAACCTGCTACATAATTCAGACTTAGACGATACCTCTGGGTGGACCTTAACCAATGTTACACTGACTAAAAATTCTGTAGAGGGAGACACTTTTAATAGTAGTGGGCATTTATTAAACGCTGATACTAGTTCTGGTTCTTTGTCCCAGGCGATACTGTACGATGGTACAGATGGAGCCTTTGGGGCACCTTATTTTAGTGGAACAGATTTTGTATTTGGTGTAGATGTAAAATTAAATAGAGGTGATCCTCCTGTTCAGGTTTCTGGCACTACTAATGAGTACATAGGGTATTCTCAAATAGCTCTTAGTTCTTGTAATAATTTATTCCAAACTAGTATTAAATGGGATAATAGGGGTGTAGCTGTATTAGATGATACTGTTGGGTGGACTTCCTCCTTAGCAGGTATTAAGGATATTGGAGGAGGATGGTATAGAGTATTTGTTCATGGTTTATATGCTAGTGGGGGATCTACACATCCAACTACAGCATATATCTATCCATCTGTGGGGGAATCCGCAGATGCTTTAGTAGATACTACTACTTATCCTGTAACAGGAGGTGCGGGATCTATTTACATAAATAGACCACAATTAGAATTAGGTACTCACCCTACTAATTATGTGAAAACATCTTCTTTCCTCACCAGAGATAATACTTTAGCGTACTCTAGATTAAATTCCACCGCTCCTTATGGAACTTTTACCGATGCTGAGGGTGATAAGGTAGCTTTCAAGTACTATGTGGTTAGCGGTTCGGGTGGGCAGACCCTAAGTGGCCTGTACGGCTCCTCTGTGTCCGACCTGGGCGTTTCTGCGTATATACCCAATCCCACCACCTTAATCCCAGCAGCGCACCCAGAGGACACTGAGCTAACTCTAGGGGCAATTACCCCAGTTGAGGAGGCTTTTGGAGTTCAAATAACTAAAGGTCAGAATAGTGCAGTTCAAAACTTAGGAGACTCCTTGTATGTAAGTTCTTTTGATTCTTCTTGGTCTTACAGCAGTAAGTACACACCTGTATTTGGTAGACATTTAAGTTATGTTGGAACTTTTGGTGTGAGTAGTGATGTATTATCTTCTGGAGTATCGGCAACTGCTCCTGCTGCATCTTTAGTTTACTTCGTATCTGCTTATGACGAAAATGGATTAGCTAACCCGTTATCAAGTACTCCTTTATATCAGGGAATATGTCAGGGGAGTAATATTCGTTGCAGCATGGATGCGTATGGGTATTGGATCATGCATAGAAATGGAGAAAGTTATCTACCTACCGATTATTCTTTTGGTGGTCCACAGAACAAATGCGTAGTGGAAGCGGAATTGGATTTTTCTTCTACTGGAGAAATACAGTATCATATGAGAATGGTAAATATGTCGGGTCATGACGCAACTAGTTGGGTGGTATATGGAGGGCATAATTCTGATTCTGTCTTACTAAATATTTTCGGTGGAGTAAATGTTATAGGTTTGTGGGGACTAGATTTAAAGAAAATTAAAGAAGATAACATAGGAGCATTTCCTCCCTACCGAGCTAAGTTCCAGAATCAGAGGTTGCTCCAAGGTGGAACAGCTTACCCAACTAGAAGATATAAACTATACAGTAAAAAGGTATTAACAGATAATATAATGAAGAATGAAGGCTTAGGTACATCGGCTGGTATATTCGGTAATTATCTGAACCTAGACTTGTACTGGAAGGTTAAATTCATATGAGAGGTAAATTAAATATACAGAGGGTGGATAGGACTACTGGTGAAAGAGAAGTGGTTTATGAAGCTTACAACCAGATAACTCAAGGCATCAAACACGCTTTTGTTAATGTGCTTACAGGTACAGGATCTGATAAAGTAGAGGATTATAAGTTCAGATACTTCCAGTTAGGAGATCAGAAATACGATTTAAATAATTATAATGTTTCCGCAGATGTAACTGCTGCGTCCTTAAAATCTAAGTTCTGGACCATTAAAAGTCCTTTGACGAAAGCAGCTTACGGTATTAACAGTAAAATGGGAGTTACTAATTTAAATCTTTTTGCTGTGGGTTCCGTGCTTCCTGTTGACGACACCACTGTTATTGATAATTTTGTAGATCCCCCAGACGCAACTAATATGGTACATGATTACTCTAATAATTTTGGGTGGCCGTCTGATGGGGTTGATCTTAATAGAGGGAATCAATTATCTAGAATGCCTACTGTTTGGGATTCTGGTTGTGCAGATGCATGGGAGCCTTTACCAGAAAATAAAAATATATCCCCACTGTCTGCACATGCGGATTACGATATGTCTGGACCTGGATTTACTGCCCCAACTTATAGAGTATCTTATACCTCAAGTAGAGATCTTATACAAGATGATGGTGTCTCTCCCGAGTTTACGGAGTCCTGTATTAAACCTGGATTTGGGTATGTATTTAAGGGTGGGGCTAACGCTGGTAAAAGTATGGGTGAGATACCTTATCTATGGAATCCTATCAAGAAGAATCAAACCATGTCTTATTATACGGCTGGTGTTCATTATCTTTCTAGTACTGCCCAGGTATCTGGGACTCCTACTGCTGGAGCTTGTCAGTTGTTTAATAGAATGGCTATGGCTCAAATTCATACTACAGCAGGACAAAATAGAATGGAGTTTGCATATAGGTATGATTATGATAATGTAAGTGCTACATATACCCCCTCTGCTTATTTTGTTTCTAGTGGTTGGCAAAGGAACGAAGATAAAAATGGAGATTCTGCTGAGAAATTCTTAGCAGCGTTCGGTTTATCTTCCGAAGAAGAGTATGGGGTTGTATCAGGTAATATTTATAATAGATATGGGCCTATCTACACTTATCAAAATCATTTAGAGGGGTATGTTTCCGCTGGTGGCGCAGGGGCTGCTTACATGGATACATCTAATGTAGGATTTGGTCCTAGTGGTAATTTTTATAGGGTTTCAACATCTTGGAACAATGTTCCTGATGGTATTATTGATTTTTATAAAATGACCTCTACTGGTGCTGAGTTGAATGGTGGTTTAGCTGTTCCTTTCGTTATCCCTATATGCTCTAGTCTTGCTGCTATAAATACAAGTTTACCTTTTAATGTATCAGCACATCAATTCCCTGGTACAGTTCCTAGGTCACAAGTATACTTATCCCATTTCCAATGGGAGTTTAATCCAGAAGTTTCTCCTAATCAAGTTCACATAGGGGAAAGACCATTCTTTGTTACCAAACCTCAGGATGTAGTGACTATACCTGAAGGACACTCTACCAGATTACATCCTAATACAACTAATGTAAGGTTAGTAGTGGACGAAAATTTAGCAAATAATCAAACAATTAATGAGGTTGGTGTATTACTTAAAAATCCAGGAGGCAATGCGGGTAAGGATGTGCCTTATTTAGCCGCATATAAAGCCTTAGAATATCCTTTAAATAAAAGCGATCAATTCTCTTATCTAATAGATTGGGAGTTTAGTTTTATAGATGAGGAGTATGAGTATGTTGGTATAAGGACTGCCTACTTTAGAAATTCGCAGCCTACTAGGTTTGAGGGATGGCTTTTCCCTACGGCTGGTGACCCAAAATTTAATCAGCTTACAGTCTACCCAGACTTTAGAGACGCTGATTCCAGCGGTTATGTATACTATGATGTAAATATAGATTTAGATTACCCAGCTTCTGCTGGAACTGAAATAGCATATACTGTTTCGGGAACAGGAACTACTAATAACTATCTTGTAAAACAACCATGGTCAATAGTAGAGGGTTATGAATCTCCTTTATCTCTAGGGACTTACGACACTAGTACTTTTATTAGAGTAAGATTGGATGCGTCAGCAGGACTTTCCACCTGGAATGAATATAGTCTTATATTTAAATTAGTTCCAGCGGGATCTAGTAAGGTAGAATTTCCATCCTCTTATTCAATGGCTCCTTCTGATGAGTTTAGATTGTATTCTAAGACTGCTGTAGTGTCCTCAGTTATGGACGGAGCAACCTTTAAAGGATGCACTATGCCTCCTGTGTTGTGGTTTAGCGGTACTGCACCTGAGGGGCCGAAGGAGTCCACCATAGCTGTTCCTGTGATGACACATGGAGACTCAGGATTTGGATTACCCAGCCTGAATGAGCCCTGTTATTGGTATTGGACTTCGGCTGGAGGGAATCTTGTTTCTGGCGATGATTGGCTTATGACTGACTCTGGTGGGAACGAGGTTTCACAAGGGGAGTATGTTATCTCTGGGGATAATCCAAAAATATATATCAAATCTCTGAATGCTAATACAGGAACAATAAGTATATCAGGAAATTATGAAAGAGTGGATTTAAGTGCCCAAGGAGTTAGTAGCTTCTCGTTAGTTAGTGCTATGGACGAAAACTTATGGAACGGGACCGATAAATGGAGTCCCATGTGGCCTAACGACCCAAATAATCCACCGGAACAGTTATCAAAAAATGTAAATAGGGATCTTACTTGGCCTGATACTCCTAGTAGTGGCACATGGGTATCAAACTCACATGTTTTCCATCAACCTATACTGAATTTACCAGATTCAAGCGCAACAGACTCTAGGGGTCGTCCCCTTAGGGTACATTACATAACTTCTAGTTATGCCTCTGATATAAATGTAGAACCACACCCCGGCCATGCGAGCCCAGAAACTAAAATTCCTTATATGAGAACGGATTTGGAGGGAGAGTATTTCGCAGACGGATCATTAGATTATTTCCCTATCAAGAGATACACTTTATTCTCTGTAAAGGTACAAGATCCCTCTCCCTCTAGTGGTGGTATGGTCTTATCTGGTGGTCCTGGTAGTGATTATGGCCCTTCTCAATACTTTAGAATCTCTTTAAGGGATAAAAGCTCAAATGTACAAGTTTCTTCCTACCCGTTGCCCAGCCACCCAGATGGTGAATCTAATGCTACCGTAAACTTCGATCAGTCTGCTGGTAATGGCTGGGTGGTTTGTACAACACAAGATGATGACTACCCTAAAGGTTCAGGAGATAATCCCCCTGATGTTAGTGGTGGTGTGGTTTCGGGTACTGATCATGCAGGAAATGCTGAGTTTACTTTGTGGGTACTTAGAGATGATGAGCCAAGTTTAGCTAGGAGGACCTATGCTGGAGTTAACATGTTAGCAAGACCTATATATTGTCCTTCTGGTTCTTTAAAAGAAAGTGCGCTTGGAAGTGATTGGGCTATGTTAAGTGGTGCCCTTTGTATGTATGACCCATTCCTACAAAGTTACGCTTCTTCTGCTCATCCAGATATAATAAATCTAGCTTCTAATATATTACCTGAATTTTGGCCTAGAGACGATAACCAATGGGAACCTAGAGGGGGATTCGTTACCCCTAAGGCTGGGTCTACATTCTCTAATACATTTACTTTATCGGTGACAGCATGAAAAGAATAGTACTGATTGATGAGAGGTCTAAATACTTATAATGAATAATAAACAAGCAATGAACCCTACTGGGCATCTGACAATCTTCAAAAAATATGAAGATGGGTCAGAAGAATTATACTTTGACGAAAATAATGTCGTTACTTCTGGGATGGCAGTAGGATTCTCTCATCTATTTGCTGCCTCTGGTGGAACTAGTATAGTGGATTATCAGATTGTTAACTTTTTAGTTGGTTCTGGGGTTACTGATCCTACTGATTATGGAACATCAACCTTCCAGCTTAGAGCCCCTATTTTAGGTGAGGCTGATTGGGGATCTGACACAGGACTCGTATTAGAAGATTATTATCCTATAGAGAATGGAAGTATCTTAGGATCTACTAGAGCTTTTGCACGAATTCGTTTTAGTAATATACATAAAGTAACAAGCACATCTGTAAGGTATACTTTAGTGTTAGATAGGGATACTTTAAATGGGAAGACTTTAAACGAGGTTGGACTATTTATGAGAAATCCTAGAGGGAGTGTAACCCCTAACCCAATTCTAGCAGCCTATAGACCCTTTACAGAAATAACAAAGACTAGTGATTTTAGTCTCATCTTCCGCTGGACCCTACAGTTCTAATGGCCTTCAACTCAAACGACTTATATACCGTTTCTGGTGGTATTGATATATTCAACTACTGGAACCCTTTTGTTACCAAGCATGATTCTTCTTCTTTCTATAATTGGGAACAAGATAATCTCCCCTCTTATGATTTAGAGGAGAGAACTTTTTACTTGTGGGAAAGGTTTGGGTATCATTTATCCGCAGTACCTTCTATGGCACTTGTGGTGTCCTCTTCTGTACCTACCCATTTAGTACTTAGTGCAAATGTGTTTACCTCGGTCTCTGCTGCTGTGGAAGCTCTCCCAGAGATAATTAGAATGCCTACTCTTATAGAGGTGGCTGTTAGTGGAGATATGGGCGAGCTAAATCTTAATAATATTAAGTGTGAGGAAGATGGGGCTTTAGAGATTATTAACAGAGGGTTTGCCCCTATGTTGGAGTGGGTTAATGTGAACTCTGATGTCAAAACTAATACTACAGTACTGGTAGAGGATAGTTGGGACCCTAATCATGGTATACCAAATCAGCTTTCGGGCGCGGGGCCAGTAAACTTTTTAACAAATGCTAGTGCATTATCTGTGTCTGCTAATACGGCAGATCTATTCCCCGCTAATGGAACGGCTGGATTCTATAGAAATTTATCCTATGCGGCGTTATCAACCTCAGGTGGCGTAGTCCCTTATAAGACTGGATATGGTGTTGTTGGTGGGTCTAAGGCTGGGGGACAAACATTTAGAAGCTCTAACATTGTATATGTTTCTCCATTGGTCCCTACTTCCTATGCCCCTACTCATCAATATGATGATGAAACTATACTTTCGGATGTTTCAAGTACAGCAGGGGATAGGTCTAGACCTGGACAAGGGCAATTGGTTAATGGTATTATAACTGCTAATAAATTCTCTAAGATTAAGCTTCAAAATTGTGATGGTCCGATATACATTAGAGGCTTTATAGCTGATGGGTATAATGATACTTCGGACACATTTGATACCGATATAGGAATTGGTGTGTATAATAGTGCGGGTGTAGTCTTGGAGGATTGTGGTGCTATGAGATGCACATCCGCAGGATATGAATTGGTTAACTCTAAAGTTGAGTTAGCCAGAAGAAATCTATCCATGAGAAATTACGATACTACTAATAGATTTGATTGGGGCCTTGATGGTAAACAAAATATTACTTATGGAATTAAAGCCTCCAATAGTGAGCTTACTTACTCCCCCAGTAAAGGGGATTCTTCATTATCTGCTGCTAAGGGTATTTGTGGTGGTCTAGCATCTTACTTTAATACCTATGGAATACACTTAACAAACTCTACCCTTAAGGGTGGAGATAAAATGTCAGGGGCTATGGCTTTAGGTAAACTTAAATATAAAACAAGTGTAGAATTAGGTTATAATGATGTTGGTTTGTATGCTACTAACTCTGAGTATTCATTAAATGGTATAACAGATGTATACAATAACGAAACCAATATAAAAGCTATAGGAAGTGATATAAGAACTGAAGTATTTAATAATGAGTACGGAGCCAAAGAAGGTATAGTTCTTGAGAATTCAAAGTTCATACTTAATAAAAATTTAAGTCAGCAGGTTGGTGCTTTAGGGCTTTCACTTTATAATGTAGCTAATACTGTATATGGGTCATATCCCTTTGTACATAATACTAATTTTAGACATTTAGTATTAACTGAAGGGTCTTATTATGGGTTTGATTTCCCAGCAGACTTTTCTAGCCTTTCTTTTGATAAACCTGGTGGAGATAGAATATTTAGTAAAAATATATTTAATACGTCTTTTGGTACTGATTACGCTGGTACATATGTGCCCAGTATACAAATTAATAATTCTTATGCTGTACTTTCATCGCCATTTATTATAAATGATGACTCTATGACAGCTAGTAGAGCTATAAAGGGAACTGCTATACAGGTTAATGATGGTGGTGTATGTAAATTAATTGGCAATGGGAGTGATGGTTGTATGACTAGTATATTTGGACCAACAAGTTTTTCTACACAACAAAAATTAGCAGGGGTAGCAGCATTAAATGGCTCTAAAATTTATATTCATGGTCCTACTGAAATAATTCAATATGGTGTAGATTTATTAGCTGAAAATAATTCTATTATAAAAGTATGCCCAATTCTGGATAATACTAATTCACACTACGATATATCTGGGTATGGACAATTAGGTACTCAAACTACTTTAGAGCTTCACTCTACTAGGGCATGTGCAGTTGCAAATAATAATTCTAAATTAGTGTTTGAAGACTTAGGCATGTTTGAATATTCCTGGCCCTCATCAGAAAGTGATACAGCGGATTATACCGTTCCTCAGTCTGTGTCTGGTATTATTGCTAGTGGTAGCTTGCAATTTTATCCTAACCCACAGTTAAATAGTATGGCTCACAGTGATTTAATTAGAAATGCTAGTATTGATCTTCCTACATTAAATGCCCCATTTAGTGGTGATGATTTTAAAAGGAAAAAAGATCAATCCATAGGGGTTTTTAGATTGATGTGTAAAGAGGATTATGGTCTTGCAGATAGAGCGCAATATATACGCGATAATCTTTCTAGGGGTGGGGTATGTGTTAAGGCTACTGGAAATAGTGAAGTTGTTGTTAGGAATGTTCACTTCCCAACAGCATATGTAAATTCGGATCAATCATACTTTGATCCGTCTGCTAGTATTGCGGGATGTAATGATTTGTTTATATGGAATATACAAGATTCCTCTAAGCTAAATGCTAGTTACTCAACAGTAAGTGGTGTCTACCCATCGTTGAATGGTTACACAGGTCCTAGATCGTTCTATACTGCTTCAGGAACTGAGTTAGGTTTGGGGGATGATTCTAGTGCTGTGGGCTATACTGCATTCTCTGGTACACCTGATACCAGAACTCTTTCTGTTCTTGACCACTTTGGTAGTGGTGTGGATATTGCAAGTACTTTAACTAACTTAATGCCCAATATTCAATTGGCTAGAACAGGTAATGCTAGTACTTACGGGGAGCCTTCATATAAGAATAGAGGACCGTTTAGATTATTCTTTTCAGTCCATCCTGGGGCTAAAGCATTGTCGTATGCTACCTCTGATAATGGTGCTGTGCCTGAAGATACTAGACCTTATCAACACTTAGCTCAAGGATATGCATTGTCAGGGGCAGTTTCTGCTGATATGGAAGTAAGTGGCATATACCCAGAGTTACTAACAGTGCTTAATGATACTAGTACTTTTGCTACCAGTGGGTATTACTACCCGACAGATGTAGTGTTAGATGCTTCTGATCTTCCTGTATTCGGGATGACGGTTTCTGGGAGGGGGTACGCTACTAAAGGATTAATGCAGCCTACCAATGAAGTAAATGTTTGGTTGGATGAATCGTTTGCCGATACTTTCGACAATGCTAGACATTGTAGTACAGACTATAGTGGTAGAAAGAGATTGGTTAATATATACAAAGCAAAAGTTACCACGAATGGAGAAGGCTTTATGCCTTCTAGCCCGAGCGTAAGTGGATATGGAATGGGATTCCGTTCTACTAATATATTTGATCTAGATAGAGATTTATAATGAGTCATGATTTTTTCGCAGATGGACAGGGGCAAGGGCAAAAGAGTTATAAGCCTAGTTCCCACCCTTTTACAGACCCAATTAGATTATTTAAAGCAAATGATCCTTACTACTGGGAAGTAGATAATATTCCTTTACAGGAATTACAATCTAATATTCTTTGGTTAAAAGATCAAGTTGGGTTGACAGGGGCTCTTTCTGGTGGTGGGACTTCTAGAGCAGATCTTGATGAGTTAAGACCTGACGCAACTGGAGATACTAGAAATGTTCAGGTTCTTCCAGGTAGATTTATGGGGAGAGTAAATGATGCTTATAATAAAGGTATAGCTTCAATAGTTAAGAAGGCTGTGGGATCTATTGATTCTAACTTAACGACGGAGATAACTATAACTACCCCTGAAGATGTTATAAAGAAATTAGCGGGAGTTACTATAACTAGTTACTTGGCTAATAATGGGTTGTATGATGTTCTGCAACATCATGTAACTGCCCCTAATCTATTAAATAATATAGATTGGAATTCTGTACATACCCAATTTGCCCAAAATAATAAAGTAGGGGTATTTGATCTCCCCAAAATTAAACTTGCTTTGTGGAAGCAAGGAACCACGGTAACTAATATAGGTAATGATTATAATTCTCATGTAGATCTACAACAATTAGCGGTTGAGTTTACTAGAGTTTATGGTGCCCCTTTCCGTACTGCTCTTGTTAATGTTCCTAATACCTTATCCATTGAGGTGCCAAGTTTTGATTCCACAGATTATCAAAATGATTCTATTTATGTACCATCAGTAAGGGTAGATCTATTATTCCTATATACTAAACCAATTGATGATGCAACTACTGCAATTCTTAAACCTAATGGTAGTGTTTTAACTACTATAACTTCTCCTCAGTTAGGTATAGTTAAGGGTGCAGGAGTTATTGCTCTTGGTGGAAGGGGAGCGTTTGCTGGTCAAGATATAGATACTTCTTTCTTTGAATCTAGTACATGGACTTCTTCTGAGAATGATCCTACTAGTTTCTTTGCTGCTTCTGGTGCCTTTGATCTTAATATGAATCCGCAAATCTCCTCCCCAATAGGAGACCAAAACCAAACTCAGATGGGATTATCTAATTACTTTTCTAATTTCCCAAGTCCTGATGATCTATTAAACTTAGCTCCTTATATAACGGACGGGATTTCTAAAAGTAGCTTACAATTAGTTGGACAATCAGTTCTGCCTATAGCGTATATATTTGTTCGTAAAGGGGAGCCTCTTATAACTAGAAATGATATTTTAGATATTAGACCCTTCTTCCGTACAGCAGAACTTACCTACAATGAAAGGGCTGGGGTTGCTGGAGCTAGTCCACCCCTATCTTTAGCTAACCCAGCGGTAGGCAAAGAAGAGTTACGGGACACTGCTACTAAATTAAGAAATCATGTAATAGCTAGTATACCTTCCATACCAAATAACCCGCGCCCTGTTGGGTCTGGGTTTGTGTTTGGGGGTATTAAGTATGGTCCTGAAGGTGTTATGGCTAGATTAGCCAGTGATAGTAATGATCCTGCATCTAAACTAACTGCTTATGATCAAACTTCTATTACAGAATATCTTAAAGCTTCAGGTCCTCTTCCTCCAAGTATGTTTGGTAATGTACCTTCCTTTCCTGACTGGGAAATTGCTGATTGGGCTACTAATACCGCAGATGGTGGACAACAGCAAAATGATAGATTCTTTTATTTCTATCAAGATGAAAGAAATAATAACTATCCATTAGCTGCCGATACTTCTTGGGATTCTTTATACGGTGGTAGAGTTTCTCAGACTGTGACTTATAATAAAAAAGAGTATAATGACGGTAGGACTGGAACTATGTGTATGCTAGTTAAGAAAAGGATATACCTGGACAAAGTTAATGTCCCATGGATGGCAGATTACAATGTGAATGTTTCTTTTGCTAATTGTGCGGTATCTGTGTCTACTGATAAGTATGGTAACTATTCAGACACGGACCACCAAATAGATCGGGAGGAGGATGGGGCTTGGTGGACACAGCCTCAGGGGTTATATGTTGATAAATATCCAGACTTTTTTGATATTATTTGTATGTGGAGACATACAGAACCTTTTAGAGGTTCACATTGTGATTTAAGTTATGTTGCGGCAGCATCTCCCCCTTCTGCATATAGAACTTCACACATTTTTAGTAAAGTATTCGTAACTCATGCTACTGGATTTGAACCTCAGAAATATAGTGTTGCTACTAGAGATTTTGTTAGAAAGTTGGGAGGTTATGGAACTGTGCATAATATGTTTAAAGGTGCTTGGTGTACCTATCCAACTGTTAAATTTGAAGTTATGGGGTATCCAGAGAACTATACTGGTGACATGTTGACAAATGCTGGGATTAATAATACAGTAACCTTATCCTAAAATCGTTATGGCAAATTTTATAACTTGCTGGCTCAAAGACCCTGGTGATTTGCCCCCTGGTGATGGTCCTCCTGGAGGTAATGGTATAGTTATTCCTCCTGATGACGATGACGATGGAGGATGCCCTGGATTTACTACCTACTGTCAATGCTCTCCTCCAGCAAATTGGCAAGATGTAATATTTAACGAAACTAATGGGTGTACAGATTGTACAGTACAGATTCCTAAAATTTGTGATGGTACTGAGAAGGATTGTGTGGTTAATCCAGGTACTGGATGTATGGTATGCAAGCCTGGGATGGCTGGTCCTGGAAGTCCGTGTGAGCAGGATAAAGCTTGTTGTGGGCATGATCCTGTTGATTGCAAGGGGTATATGTGCATAGGTGCTGGTACTGCTGATATTCCTTGTACTGATTGTAACCCTTGCGATGCTGGTGGTGGTGGGTTTGGTGGTGATTGTACAGATAGAGAGTTGTGGATAAATACTGATTGTAAGTCTGATTCTAATTTTGGTTGTTTCCCATGGGAATCTCAAGATATGAATGGTTTTGAGATTTGTAATAACTGTTATAAAAAGAAGTGGGAATGTAAATCTGCCGATTCTGGGCCTTTTGGGAACGGCGACTGTCGTTGGAAACCTGGACCCCCTGGTGGGGAAGATACACCAGTGGTACCATTAACCCCGCCAGGGAAATGCTGGAAATGTCCTGATACTATGGGAACGGGCTGTTGTAAACAGGATTGTGATAGAAAGGATGACGGCGAATGTCCAGATGATTGCTATGAGAAGAAAAAGGATTGTGATGACCAGTGTAGGTATTTATGTCCTGAATGTAAGATAGAAGATGAGACTT